AGCAGCAACAAGTAATTCGGTATAAGAAGAAGAATTTAATGCGCTTATCAGAGATTGTGTTGGTAAATTCTGACTAGGAACAGCCGTGTGGTAATCATACGGTTGTCTTAACTGGAAGTATTCCTCATCTTGTTCCGCGAAACGGTCGTGACCGTTGAGTTTAAGCTGCGCAGTACCATACGAGTTTGTCACATTAGACGTCCAGATAAGTTCCTTGACCGGGTGATTGAAGTTGAGTTTGCTAGAGGTCCCGGCCGTAGCAGATTGAGACTGGAGCTGTTCAATAAGGTATTCGTGAGAAACCTGTGCGAAACGACGGCGTTCGTCGGTATCCAGGTAGATGTAATCACACCATACTTTACATGCGGCTGTAGCCCCAACATCGGCCGCTCCGTCGCCCCACGTAAACTTAAGTTTAACTTCGTGGTACTGAAGAGCGATTAAAGGTAGGGCAAGGCCCGGGTTACGACAGAACCAGAAGTTCAGAGGGACGTAAACCGTCCCGACACCAGTCGTCCCCGAAGACCCGACACATCCTTTCATCGATTTGAGACCAAGCGCTTTAGATTCGGGTGTTGTTAGCTCATTCCAAATCTGGTTCCATTCTTTGAAATGACGGTCAATTCTCTGACCACCGATTTCAATTTCAACCTCCGCAACAATTTCATCTCCATCTACGATAGATGCAGTGGAAGAGCTAACATACACCTTGTGAACTAAATCGCCATTGCGGGAAATAGTTACAGTACCGCTCCCACCAGCAGTGGTGCTTGCCCCGTTAATAGTCTGCTCGATCGTCTCCATCGAGAAGTTAGTGTGTCTGCGGTAGACAACCTTGAAAAAGGTGATTTGTGGGTTACCCGTAAGGTATATATCCTGAGCTCCGTAAGCGACAAGTTGCATTAATCCTCCTCCCATTATTTTATATTTATACTTATAAAATAATTTTAAGAAATACGCAATTAAATGGAGTACGCCAATCCACCCATCCCTGACATGATACGTAAGACATTGTAATTCAATGCGTAAATATTATTGATCGTTCCGGCCGTTTCTAATATGAATTTAGCCGATTCTATTCTAGAAAAATTACATGTTCCACTCGGTTGATGTTCTTCCGGATTCAGAGAGAATGAATAAACAAAAACATCTTTATCTAATTGAGAACATCTTGATTTTGGATTTTGTAATCTCGCGATGATACTAATATTTAGTAAATCATCGCTCGTCGTTCCAGCAATGAAACCTGTACCTATTGCATCTTGATCATCTTCGGTAACCAACCCGATATTCAATCCATTCGTTTGAGAAGTAACTGAAGTAACTTGGGCCGTAATATTTCTCTGTCTGACAGCCGTGGATTCATCTGTATCTTTACTCTCAATACTTATTAAATCTCCAACTTTCGGAAAATTACTCGCGGTTACAGAAGGAATAAAATTCGTTCCAACTAATAGATTGAATATGGTAGTTGTTCCCGAAGTACTGCTAACTGTATTATGTAGTGTTGTGACGTCGGTACCGGTGCCTGTACCGGCGTCTCTGTATGCGATGATGATCGGACGAATTACTTCTAATTCCTCTTTTTCTTTGATATTATATCCTGGAACAGATGTATGGTGAATTAATGGTTGTTTGATTTGAAAATATTCTTTATCTTGAAATGCGAACCTGTCATGACCATTAATTTCAATTTTCATTTTTTGAGTGATAATAGTATTCGCTTCGGTTGCGCTTGATGGGACCGTCCAAATTAATTCTTTAATGGGATGATCAAAATTCAACTTAAAATTTTTGCGAGAAGATCCTTCTTCTTGAAGTTGGATCTGTTCAATTAGATATTCGTGGGAAACTTGAGCGAATCTTCTGCGTTCATCTGTATCCAGGTAAATATAATCACACCATACCTCTAATGTAGGTGTCACTGCTGCTGCACCTGACCGACTTAAACCCGAGCCAGCTGCACCGCTCCCCCAATTAAACTTTAGCTTGACATCATGGTACTGAAGTGCGATCAGTGGTAATGCCAAGCCAATATTACGACAAAACCAAAACTGTAGCGGGTACATTACCGATTGTTGGGATGTACCCCCTGAAGCCGCTAACCCTCCTGTAACGAGTGTATTTTTAAATCCCCCCGTCAAATATTTAAATCCTTCTGCAACCGAAACCGGGGTGGTTAGCTCTGTCCACACCTGGTTCCATTCGCGATAATGTTTATCCATCCTTTGTCCACCAATTTCAATTTCAACATCTTCTACAAGGTAATCTCCATTGATACCCGACGTAGTATCTTGATCTGTCTTTACATAGATTTGAGAAAGCAAATCTCCATTTCTAGAAACGATTACCGAACCGGTCGTAATGTATGTATCAGATACAGTTGCAGAACCGCTTATGGTTTGGATAATGCACTCCATGGAGAAATTAGTATGTCTACGATAAACAATTTTGAAGAACGTTATTTGTGGGTTACCTGTTAAATATATATCTTGGGCGCCGTACGCAACCAATTGTAATAGACCTCCTCCCATTATATTATATTATATTATACTATTATAATATAAATTATATCATCGTATTATACGAAAAAAAAAGAAAATAAAAAAAGAACACAAATAATATACGTGATATGGAAAAGCATCCCTTGATTGAGAATTCATCTCTCTTAACTAATATTAGAGACAAAGAGTTTGATATCCGTAAGTACATGAAGTACGATATTATCCGTCAGTTATTGATTCAAAATCCAACAGAACTCGCATTATTAGAAATAACCTGTATTATGATTAATAATAATATCATAAAAAAATATATCACAGAAGGGAATGCATAACTTATAAACTTATAGTATAAACTCATTAAATAAAGCCTGTGTTTCTTCTTCTGATTTTTCTAAATCAAGGACTTGTTTCACAGGGTTCATAATTTGATTGGAGATATAGAATTTATAATCTATCTCAATATTCTTTTCTTCCATATAATCCGGATGTTCAATACGATCTCCTTGAAGAACCTTTTTATCCCGGGGCTGCCCTTTTCTTTGACCCGATTTATAAAGGTTATTATAATCATAAAGTAATTCTTTAGGCATAACCCGATACATAAATGGAATCCGGTCATTTGGTTTGGGTTTATTACCTGGATTCCTTTCGGCCATTCTATCGGCTAACACCTTGTGTGCGATACCTTCGGGATTCTTATAATAGCTGCTTAATGATTTAGTGATAACGAACATTGATTTATCAATTTTCCCATCCGTAATTTCTTTCAACGTCTTTTTCAACCATTCCATCGCCAGGTCAACGCTTTTTTGATGCATAATAATTTCAATCACATTTCCAAAGACATATTTTACAATTGGAGCATTATCCCTTCTTTTCATAACAATGCCCATTGAAGTTCTTTCTTTCAACTTGTGAGCTGAAAGTTCATATTTATCACCGGTGTATCTTTTCTTGGAAATAAGAATGAAAGGGAAGAATGTTTTTTCATATTCAAGATCTTGTGGTTTCTGAAGCATATTATCGGTGATCCATTCTCCCGCTTTGACGCCGCAATCAATACAGTATTGTAATCCTTCTTTTCCTTCTAACATTTCACCTGTATCTTTATTAATTCTGGAAAACTTAACAAAGACGGAATCTGTATCTCCGTAGACAATTTCTGGTTCATGATATCCGGCTGATTCAGCCCAACGCTTTACACCAACACTCGCATCTTCAATCCTTTCCCTACCAATCGCGGTTGTACATGCTGCGATCTTCTTGAAACAGATAGAACTGGTTTTGGCCCCCATTTGACCATATACCGAGTTAGCGGTGACTTTGTATGCCAGTTGCAAACCATCAAGGACCTTTTTCTTATCTTCGTTATCGGTTTGTTTAATTCTTTTCCGAGTGGCTTTCCGTTGATCTAACAGCGTTTGGAGGATTGTCGGGATAATTCCTCTTTTACCTTCCTTTTCTTCTTCGTATTTTGCGAAGTAACACGTTGTTTGCGTTTCTTCTTTAATTTTATGGACTGTTTTCCCTTTCATTTCGTATCTATAATCGTCGTATGAAATGATATGATGTGGGACGGAATTAATCCATTCATACTTTTTAGGGTCCTTATCAATTTGTTCTTTGGTTCCAATAAATGTTTCATGCGAAAGATTTTTTTCAATAATTGAACTTGGATAAAGAGATGCATAATCCAGAACAGAAATAGGATCATCTGAATAAATACCTTCTGTTGGTTCAAGGACAATCGCTCCTTCAAATCCATCGTCCATTTTATCTCCGTTAAAGTTTTTCAATGTGGGGATCCGTGTATTTAACTTGGAACACTCTTTCACCACCAGAGAACTAATTTTGATACCTTGACCCCTTAAGAAGATATACGGTAATGGGACGGTTGATACATTCGCCATACCCATATTATTTGGGATAATATCCAGTAGTTGAAGGAGGTGGATACAGAGCTCACAATCCATGATACAATATTTTGCAATTTTGGCCCTTCCTTCTGAATTACCGTTTTTGTGGAAGTCAAAGATCTGTTGTGGGGAAACATCGTCTTTAGACAAACACCATTCATAAAAGACTAAATCCGTTCCATATTTCTTAATGTTAATCGCTCCATCAATTAGAATTGAGTTTGAGCCCAAATGTGATACTTTAAACTTTTTCCCATTCTTATATTTGAGAGAACCATATTTTGTGTTGAGATTAATGGTGATATAATCATTGATTTTCAAATTACCGGTATTGGAGGTGAAAAGGATATGTTTCTTTTCTTTTACCATCCAATATTTTTTGGTGATTTTCCCTTTCATAAAATGAGCCGAAACATTATCTAGTTTATAGGAATCAAGGGAATGGGCTTTTTGAATTTCCTTTTGAATATCAAAGATTACCCGTCCATCCATTGAGATATAATGAAGGATATTGTCACCTAGTCCAGAGGAAGAAAGTTCTTTTTTCACAACTTGACATCTTTTTTCCCAGTAGTTATTGTAATATTTCATGGGTGTTTTGGGTTTTGATAAAGTATCAAGCGATTCAATCCGGTCAGATTCTCTATTTCTCATCAATCTTCCTAGACGGTAGAAATCTTGTTTCGGACATTTATAATCATGGTATCGTCCACATTTACTGTTGCATGGGAAGAGGTAGTTGACTCTCTTATTGATGTAGTCAAAATCAAAACCAAAGATATTATAACCGGTAAGTAAATCAGGGTTATGGTGGAGAATTAAATCTTTCCATTTGAGTAGTAGTTCTTTTTCTGAACTACACGGATAGACATCTACATTTTCTATTTCGTCGCATACTTTTTCATCTGGTTTATATTCATTTCCAATTACAACGATAGACCGATTATAACATTCTTTCTCTCCGTATTTATGGAACACTGTACCAATTTGGATGATTGGGTCTCCTTTGACCAGAATCAAAGAACCCATCTCATCTTTTAGATTATTGAGTAATTTTGTCAAATGATTGATGGCTATTTCTCTTGCCTTGGTGCTACTTTTGGATTCATCCAGTGATTGAATGAAATCCTCCGTGAGATTACTTTCTAGAACAGACATTGAGTGATCTGAATACGGTCCATTTTCTGTATAGATTGATTGAATATCATTTGAACCGTCTACAAATGCTTCTTTGACCCATTTTATAATATGTTTTTTCTTAAATTCATAGGATGATAGATTGAGACTATTACGAAAGTATGATTCATGAATATCAATCGCTGGTTTTTTGAAATCTTTATTGGGGTTGGGGAAGTCACCATGTGAAGAATCACATTCAATATCAAATGAAGCCGTAATAAATTTTGCGGTATTTTCAGAAGTATGAGGGTTGATATATTTGGTTGGAAGATTATCTATCTCAATATCAACGTTAAACATTTGTTGGGGTTTGGGTGTAATGAATGATTCATTTGCCTCAACACAGACCCATCCACAGGGCTCAATATTCTTTTCGTGGAGAAATCGGAGCATTGGGTGGATTTTTGATTCATATAGGTTTGCAACACACTCACAATTATGTTCTTGTGTGAAAAACGATTTTGTTTTCAAATCACATGATTTGATAATCAACCCTCCTTTTGTATCTTTTCCAAGTAGGATGTCGCCTCCTTGGATATACGCTTGATTTTCTTTATGGAAGGTTTGAATCGCAGAGGAACATTTTTTCATCTCACTATGTGATTTGAAGCTGATTTTTGCGAACCGATATGTTTTTGTTTTTTCACAAATATGGTCATAATTGTAGCCGTAGAAGTTATAAGACTGTTTTGTTTCTAGAACACCTTCTTCAAAATCACCTTTCCATGATGTTTTGGAAGAACTCCATGATTGAATGAAATTCTTTACAAACTTTTTCAAGAAAGATCTAACGGTAGTGTTCCCCCAATTATCAGGTACCCGGAGATAAAAGAAAGGTTGGTATCCTTGAACATTGCAAACCACGTTTTGCCCTTCTTCTGTTTTTCCGTAGACGGTTATTACAAATTGTTTATCCCAATAGTTTTCCCCTATGGGTAAATCGTCTGAAGAAATATCAATTATTTGAAAATGTATTTTTTCCATTATAAAATAATACGTGTTGTTGGTTTAAGTAACTAAATAAAGAATCAAATTTTAATATAAGATTATATATATTATTGATAATGGAGGAGTTCTTATTATTTTTTATAAGTGTTTTTGTATTTTTTACGATTATTAATAAAGTATATAAGAAAGGTGATATCGTCAGTATAAAATCTGAAGTAGACGGTCTCGTCTATATTGTACGGAAGCTCCCTGATGCAAAGATCGCCGCGAATAAATTAGCAGAAATCAACCGGAAGGTTTTACGATTGATTAACGGTCTCAATAAATCAAAAAAAGGAGTTCAAGATTTAATTGATAATTATAATCCACGGACATTATCCGAAACCCTACCAGGCTCTAAATATACTTCTTATTCAGTGAATAAGGGTGAAAAAATTTCGGTATGTATTCGGTCAGTTAAAGACGAATCATTTATAGATGATAATACAATCATATTTGTGGTTATTCATGAATTGGCCCATGTTATGACAGAAGAAATAGGCCATACACCGTTATTCTGGGATAATATGAAATATTTATTAGAAGAAGGTAATGCGATAGGTATTTACGAACCTATTGATTATACGACTCGCCCAATTGAATATTGTGGGATGGAGATTAATACAACCCCGTATGATTTTAGTAAATAATAATTTTATTGTTTATAATTATATCATGGATAGTTTTTGTAATGTGGTTTTGAATAAAAGATTTATAAAATGTATCTCAAAAAAGGACGATACATGTTATTTATTTACTGGTAAGATACCATTGATAAAAAGTATTATCACCAAAATAAAGAAAAATAAAAAGAATGATAGTTTGGAAACGGATAGTTTGGAAAATGTATCTGCTTCGGAGATCCAGGAACTATATGATTATCTCGGGGGATCTAATGGAGAAAACATTACGATTGACATTAAAAAAAAAGCGATTAACGAGGTTATGTTTTTGGATAAATATTCATCTGATAAATTAATCTTTGTGAATGAAAGTATTAACGAAGACGATACAAATGAAATCATACTTCATAAAATAATATATAATTGTTACAAAGATAAAACCTTATCAGTCCCCTACATTTATACGTGGTATGTAGATGGGAATACCAAACAAAATACACCCATACAATTTAAATATGAAGAAGAGAGTATTGAGTACTTGGATTTTTACCACAAAAAAACCGAAGAATGCATTGATTCTTCTTTTATTGATAGTAATGGTGACCGTAATCCGAAGTCAACGAATAATAAAAGTTTGACACTCTACGAAAAAAGCATCAATCCAAGTGATATCATTTATTTCTTTTCAGTTGAAGAATATTTAGAAAAAACAAACATGATGGAAGAGATCATGAAATATACGGAAGAAGAGATCAAAAATAAAAAAGATATCAAATCATTTCTCAATGGGGTGGTATTTAAGTATTGGCCCGATTTAAATATCACTGATCTTTTATTTTATCGTAGTGAACCATCCATAGAAATCAGAAAAATAACACATGAAAAACAGAAATTAATCCATGATATTTATAATCGCGGAAGGTATATTATTGAATCCGAATTCATGAGTAAAGGTGTGAATGAAAAAATACAATGTGGTAATTATTCCCTCACTATGATGAGACTAAATAAAGTGTCATCTAAAAAAAATACGGTTCATCTAAATAAAATATTCACCGATTTTAATTTGAGAGACAAAATTCCCTTTATGAAATTATTATTAAATTCCCATGATGATGCATTTTATAAAATGTACGAAAAATCATTATTATACGACGGAACCGACAAAACTGAAGAAAGACATATCACAAAAGAACGTTGTAAAGTGTGGTCTGATGGATATAATATTCAGACCGAATACGGCTATAATTATTTACATTCGGGTAATATCATTCTCTTCAAACTATACAATGTTTCTAAAAACTTATATGGAACATTGATCATTCATTCCGATGGGAATATAGAATGTATTGTTGAGCATAATGACACCGAATTAAACGAAGAAGGTATCATCTCTATCATCCGTGATTGCAATGAAGTTTTGAATGGTATTAATCGGAAACAGTTTTATGCATTTGAAAAACTGAATACATTGGACGAAAACATTACAAATATTCATTCAGAAACAAAGGTTGATTTTTTAAATACTGGTATTATGTTTAAAAAGGAAGATTTCCAAGACAAACAAAAGAAAACATTCCCTAATTGGAGTAAGTTTTTAGGAACATTCATCCAAAACTTTCCGATGTATTTCCGAGTGAAAACGGTTGAAGAAACCGATAATGATTATCAGATTATCGGAAGATATAACCGTGTTGATAACTATTCAAATATAACAACGATACAATCCGCGATAGCAGCATACAAGGTTATTTTTGAAGATCCGGAAATCATTATTCAGAAATTAGCGAAAGACTATACAAAAGATATTGATTTTATACGGAAAGAATATGAAACATGGGAAGAATTAATGAGTATGAAAGAGGGATTACAACGTACGACAACTGTTATTAGTGAAGGAGGGTCAGAAATAAAGATTTGGTTAAACCAAAAAGAAGATCTTTTGATTCAGATCCAAAATATGAAATCATTTGACGAACAAAGGCGTATTTTTGTTTTTATTAAAACGATGATGAAATTATATTTATCGTATATTACGGATAGAAAAGGGACAGTTCAAAGGAGATTATTTGAATCGGTTGATGAATATATGAATGAAATCTACGAAGAGGATGAAGAACGAATGGTTATGGAAGAACCCGATAAAGAATTGTTGATAAGTCCAGAAGAAGACGATGATTTAGAGGACCTCCTAGATGGTCTAGGTGATGATTCGGATGGTTTGGATCAATTATTAGACGATACCGATGATTCAGACGATGAGATTGATTTTGATAATTTAGGTGGTGGTGCGGTTGCGGATTCAGATGGTTATTTCAAGACGAAGAGTTATTATCTGAATAGATTAAAAGAATACGATAATAAATTGTTTAAATTCAAAAGTAAGAAAGAACAGAAATCAGGGACAGCCTATGGATATCCAAAATTATGTGGTGCAGTTGACCACAGACATCCCATTGCGGTTACCGATGAGGAATTAAAGCGTATTGATGATTCTTACGAGGAAGGGTCGGGTAGGGAGTCATATTCGGAGGCTATTTCGGTACCCAGGAGGGATAAAAACATTAAGTATATTTGTCCTAAATATTGGGACATCTCTCGTAGTTTGAGCATACGACCGGATCATGCCGAACGTCATCGCGAAGATATTATTCCCAAGAAATTGCCGGTTGGATCGAATGGACGGACGAACAAATCCATCCTTGAAAGAAGTGCTATTTATTGGACTGATGCAGACGAGGTAAAATACTACATACCCGATATAAGGGAGGATAGTAAGCAATTACATCCTATGGGCTATGGATTACCATGTTGTTTCAATGCATCAAAAATACTGAAAGGGGATCCAGAAAAAAAGAAGAATCAACAAGAAAATGCTGTTATTGGAGAAGGGTATATATCTAATAAAGACCCGGTTGGAGAGGGTAAATATGCCAATTTACATCCGTATCTACTAAAAATATTTAATCAGAATGAAAAAACATTTTCAAAAAAAAAGAGTGAAGGCTTTTTACGGAAAGGCGTCAAACAAAATGATAATGATTTTAATTTTACAACATCACCATTTCTACAGAGTTGCTTGAAATTCGTTTATGATAAAATCGTTAGAGAAGAAGATTTTATCAAAGTTATAGAACTAGACATAACGAAAAACTTACGTCAGTTTCAAAAATGCCCATTGATCCATCAGAATTTTAGGAAACCCATCCAAAAAGTAACACCGGAGGATACCCTTTTTATAGAGAAAATCCTTGATTTAGAAGAAACAAAAGATTCTTTTTCCCCTAAAACGATTCAACGATTAAAAGAGGAAATGAAAAAAGATCTCTTAAAATCAAACGAAACGTGTTATTTATATCAATTGTTGCTTTCTTTG